GGATACCTACTAGTAAGACATTAAAGCTCTTAGGATCAAATAATTTAGATCATGATACTCTTTTTAAAGAGTTGAGAGAAGCTTATCATAAGAAGACTCCTTCAGGAAGACCATTACAAACTAATATAGATGTATGTAAAAAGAGATATAAATCTATAGTTGATTCAGAAGAAACTCATAAAACAATAATAAAGTGTGTTAATCTTCATTTTAATAACTTGAGGATAAACAATAAATTAGAGTTTGCTCAAGCATTACCAGCTTGGTTAAATCAAAAGAATTATGAAGTTTATTGGGAAGAAGCAATGTTAAATAGTGAGATTGGTGAAGAAGAGGAGTATGGAGCTATATGACGTTTGAAGAGAGAATACAGCTAGGTCTTAATGGTCAATATGAAGGCCTTGCTAATGGTTTTGACAGGATAAACAAGTATATCTTTGGTATACAGAGAGGGTGTTACATGCTTATAGGTGGATTATCTGGAGCAGCTAAAACAACTCTAGTTGATTTTATGCTTATTAATGCTATTCAAGATGCTGAATCTAAGAATATACCAATAAATGTTGTTTATTACTCTTTAGAGATAGATGATTTTAGCAAGAAGGCAAACTGGTTATCAGTAATGATATTTAATAAATACGATATTATCATATCACCTGAAACTATTAAAGGATTAGGTAAGTTTAGATTAACTTTAGATGAACAAGAGTTAGTTAAAGCAGAAACTGAAGAACTTAATAAGGTATGGTCTAAGATAAATTGGGTCTGGGAAGCAACTAATCCTACTGGAATATATAAAGCTGCTTGGAATTTCATGTCTAAGAGAGGTGTATTTGAATATGAAGAATATATTGATGAAAATGGTAAACCTCAAAAAAGGATAATTAAATTCATTAATAATAATCAGAATGAATACAATATAATTGTTGGAGATCATTTAACTTTGATGTCTATAGAAAGAGATTTTACATTAAAAGAGAATATTGATAAATTATCTGAATATAATGTAACTCTAAGGAATCTATTTAAGATGACTATTATATGGTTACAACAATTTAACGACGGTCTTAGTAGTATTGAAAGACAAAAGTTTAAAGGCGTTGATATATCACCTCAACAGACAGATTTTAAAGATAGTCGCTCTCCATACATTGATAGTGATATTGTTTTAGGAATAATGAATGCTTATAAAATGGACATGGAAAAATGCCTTGGTTATAACATAAATGTACCTGGAGCAGAGTATAACCTTAAAGATAGATTTAGATTGCTTAAAGTGATCAAAAACAGGCTTAGCAGGGATAATATATCAATAGGTCTTATGTTCCAAGCAGAATCTGGTTATTTTGAGGAGTTGAGGAATCCTAAAGATTTTGATAAAGATTATAAAGATAGAATTAATAAATTAACACAAAGATAATAAATTGAATAATAAAGTAAAGTTTATAATGTTATTGATACTTCTTTTTGCAGTTAATATTGGTATTCCAGTAAAATGTAAGCATGAAGATAGATATAGGTATCATTATCATGTCTATATAATTTAAGTAATAAGTTAGTTATAAGTAATGAATGAGTGCAATTTTCACGTCAAATATTTTAAAAAATAAGGTGTTATTTAATATATTTTTTGTATCTTTGTAATATGAGAAAGTATTATTTATATTGTCACTCTATAAAAGAAACAGATTCTATATTTTATTTTGGAATAGGAACTAAATCAAAACAAGATTTAAGAATAAGTGGATATAGTAGAGCTTTTAGTAAACATTTAAGAAGTAGCTTTTGGTTTAATGTAACAAATAAACATGATTACAATGTAATTATATTAGAAGAATCTAATGATTATAAATATATTAAACAACAAGAAGTTAAATTTATAAAATTGTATGGTAGAAGAGATCTTGATTTAGGTGATTTAGTTAATTTAACTGATGGTGGAGAGGGAACTTCTGGAGTAATTTAAAAAGGTACTCCATGTTCTGATCAAACAAAGAAGAAAATTTCTGAATCTAATAAATTAGTTATTCATACTAAAGAATGGTCTTTAAAAACTGCTGAAGCAAATTATCTTCCTGTATATTGCTTAGATAAAAATAGCAATAGAATAGATTTTGATTCTTTGAAAAATGCAGCACTATTTATTGGAGATATAAAATTTAGAAAAAATATATGTCAGTGTTTAAAGAAAACCAGACCTACAGCATATAAATACAAATGGTTTTATACAAATAGTAATGAGTGAAGTTGAATTAGTTTTACCAACTGAAAAGGTAGCAATAAGTAGAAAGAATCCTAAAAGACTTGTAATATATAGTAAACCTAAAACAGGAAAAACTACAGCATATGCAGGACTTAAAGGAAATCTTATTATAGATTTAGAAAATGGCAGTGATTTTGTTAATGCTGTTAAGATAAAAGCTAATAATTTAGCAGATTTAAGAGTTATAGGAGAGAAAATAAAAGCAGCTAATTTTCCATATAAATATATTACTATTGATACAGTAACATCTTTAGAAGATATGGTTAAAACGTTAGCTTTAAAATTATATAAAGAAACATCTATGGGAAGAGGATTTCCAGGTGATGATGTTTTGAAACTACCAAACGGTGCAGGCTATTTATACATTAGACAAGCGTTTTTCCAAGTATTAGATTATGTTGATACATTAGCTGAATTTGTTATACTTTCTGGTCATATTAAAGACAAGCAAGTTGATGATAAAGGTGAGTTAGTTATGGCAGCTAATATAGATTTACAAGGGAAATTAAAGTCTTTAATATGTAGTCAAGCTGATGCTATAGGTTATATGTTTAGAAGGGGTAATGAAGCTATAATAAGCTTTATAGGAACTGATGAAATAACTTGTGGTGCTAGACCAGAGCATTTAAGAAATAAAGAAATTGTTATATCTACTTCAAAAGAAGATGGAACAATTGAAACAAATTGGGATAAAGTTTATATCCAATAATGGTTTTGTTACACCATATCATAAGTAACTGCTTAATAAATAATAACTTAATAATAAAATAAAATAAATGTTTTCAGCGAGTGAGATTATTCCTAGTGGTGGTAGTAAATATCAAGAAAAAGGAATTAGTGAGAGTGTAACAATTACAGAAGTAGTTTTAATAGAGAGTGATGATGTTAAAAGTTTGCAGTTAAAAACTGTTAATGAGTTTGGTAAAGAAGGTCAGTCTAAGAGATTGTCTTTAAAAGTTGATGTTAGTCCAGGAAAAATAGTAGCTGCATGGACTATTAGTGCTAAATATTTGCAAAATGTGATATTATCAGCAACAAAATGTTCTGTAGCTGAATCACAAGCAATACTAAAAGCTAGTAGTGTAACAGAGTTGAAATCTCAGCTAGAAAATGCTTTAGTTGGTAAATCTGTTAGAGGTTTATTTTCTTCTAGAGAATACCAAACTGGAAAATTTGCTATTGAGCTTTATATTACTGAACCAGTAGGTGGAACAAGATTAGCTTGGGATGTAACAAACAAGTTTTATAACAGTGTAATGGCTGCACCAGAAGCTGTTGGAGATGGTCTTCCATTTTAATTAGATATAATTAATATAAATTGATAAATCAAGAGTCACTGGTTAATAGCTAGTGACTCTTTTACATATATAATATGAAAGTGTTTGTTGTTACAGATTCAGAAGGTAGTTGGGACAATGTTGATGGTGTGTTTGATAATGAAATAAAAGCATACTTATTTGTATTGGAAATGAGTAGTATAATATATGCAGGAGAGTTAAAGGCTGAATTAATATGGCCCTTAATATGTGAAAGTAAATTTGTTATTCATGAAAAAAACGTAAGATAATATGTTTGATTCAAGTAATATATATCCAGACATTAAATTAAGTGATATATTTGATAAGATTAGTGAATTTGATATATTTAAGAAGTACTGCACTAACTTTAAAGAAATAGATATAGCATTTAAGTCAGAATTTTATGATGACAAATCTCCAGACTGTTATATATCAATAGATAATAATGGTAAACTATTCTATAAAGATTTTGGTGAAACTGATCATAGATTTAGTTGTTTATATTATTTAATGTTTAAATACTCAATAACATTTAAAGAATCACTATTGGTTATATGTAATGATTTTAATTTATTTAGTAATAATCAATATGTTAAACCTTTAATTTTATTAGGTAAAGACACTTCTTTAAATGTTATAAAACCTAGAGTTAAATCAGTAATAACTATATGTCCAAGAAACTGGGATTTAACAGACTACAAATATTGGAATAAATTTGGAATAACATTTGATATGTTAAACAATGAAGATATAGTTCCTGTAAAACATGTTTATCTACATAAGAACGGTAAAACTATTATATTTAACTCTAGTAAGTCTAATCCAATATACGCATACAGAGAGTTTGACTGGGAGACTGATAAATTTTTAGGTTATAAGATATACTTTCCACTACACACTAATAAGAAGTTTAAGTGGATGTGCTGTTCTGATATAAGTAGAAGTATAGTAGGATTTAAGAAGTTGCCTAGTACTGGAGAAATATTAATAATTACTAAATCTAGAAAAGATAAAATATGCTGTAATATGTTAAAATATTACTCTATATCTACTCAAGCAGAAACTAATATTTTAGATCCTAAACTTGTAGATAATATAA